CTGGAACAATTTATTAAAAGAAGGGTGGATAGTGGTTTGGAGAAATAGAAACCATACAACCCAAAAATACAATATATATAAAGTTTCATTTAAGTGTAAACAACTAATAAGTAGAATGTACCGTATAATGCTTGGCAGAGAGGATCTTCCGACAAGTCATAGAAATACAATCATGAGTGGCAAAACCTATATGGACAATCTTATGATAACAGCAATAGAAAACGTAAACAACGATAAAACAAGATATAAAGATGAATCAACTTAATCCTACACCTATAAATCCAAAGGGGTTTACAAACACAAATAATATACAAGGTGTTTTTGGAACGCAGGTACCTAATACTTTTACGAGAGATGTAAATGGTATGAATGATGCAATGAATCCTATAGCAAACGAACTTACTTCGCAGCCTATTCCTCCTCCAGCAGGAGTTGAAACGCCTATAACCCCTAATTATAATATAAATAATTACTAATTATGAACTTAAACATTAAGAAACACCCAATGAGTGTTCACGATAAAGAGGCTAAAATGTCTGGAGTAGGAGCTAATGCTTTATGGAATGGCCCGTTTGATACCACTGGATTACCGAAAGGCAAAGGATCAAGCTCTGGTAAAGATGGCATGGTATTCAACAACGCTAAACCCGTATGTGACCCAAGAGCTATAACTCAAAGAGCAAAAGGCAGATATTAATATTAAAATAATCACAACCAATAAAAACTAAAAACAATGTTCAAATTTATCTCTATTGCTACCACAGTTAGTGGCGCACAACCTATTTTGTTTAACGTAGCTAATATTACTTCTGTAGCTTGGCTTACCGCAACGACCTTCGCTATTTATGCAGCAGGAGTATCTCATACATTTACAACTAGTGCCGCTGGCGCTTCTGGAACTGTAGCCGCTGTTAATGCTGCTATTTTTGCTCAAGGCCCAACATTATGCCCGGTTGCTTTACCTACGGGTGTTACTATTGGTGCATTACCTGTTGTAGCTGCGGTAGCATAATAATAATTTTAAATTCCCTATAGATATATTTTTATAGGGAATTTAATAACTTTTAAAATATATTGATATGGCATTTACCATGAAGGGTGCACCTTATAATGTTGACAACACTCCTATTTATAGTACAGATATGGAAGACAATGTTTTAGGCATGGCTCAATCGAATGGAACCATCTTGATAAATAAAAACGTATCTCCTTTGGAGTTAAAAAAGAATAAAACTATATCGCACGAAAAAGTGCATATAGACCAAATGAAGCGAGGCGATTTAGATTACAACGATTCAGATGTTTTCTGGAAAGGTAAAAAGTATCCTCGATCTAAGATGAAAGAAGGTGCTAAGAACTTACCTTGGGAAAAAGAGGCTTATAAAAAGCAATAAATGTACGTAATAATAATAATATATAACTTTAATCAAATATATTATGAAAAAATTATTAGTATTATTAGTGTTTTTAGGATTTTTCAGCGCGAATGCTCAAAAGATGTCATCAGCTTTTTTGGAAGGACAATGGACTTCAAATGGTGAAGCAACGGACATAACGTTTAAAAAAGCGTACGGGAATAAATTATCAATAAAAGAGGTTTCTTCAGGTTCTAATGCAGAACTTAAAGTTGTAAGCTATCAAATTAAAAAGAATAGTTTATATATTGAGACTGTATTTGAACCAAACGGTTTTGAAGCAATAAGTAAATTTATTATTATTGATCAAGATACAATGGTTGCCGATATTGTTAGCGATTACCCCGGACAAGTTATTTATAAAAGAATAGTAAACAATAAAACAAATTAAGAAGATGGCATATAAACAAGCTGCTGGTAGAGGCAATGGTCCTAAAACCGGAAATGGTATCCCTAGTCCATTAAAACAAGACGTGGAACTTACGAAAAAATACGATACAGGTAAAAAGAAACTTGCTGAAAACAGAGCTAAAGGCGCAACGCCTAGCGGATTAAATGTTAATAAAACAACAGGAGTGGCCACGGCTAAGCCATACGAAAAAAAGTTTGTTGAAAACAAGAAAACAGGGGGAGCTAGTATTATAGGAGGCGACAATAAAACTACAGCTACCGCTTCGGCTTATGGGCAAGGCAGTAAAGTTAAAAGTCTGCGCAAACAATTTGTGAGCGACAGTACTTCTACTATGAATGCTAGAAACCGTAATGCTGAATTTTATAATGCTACAAGCGGAGGAACTAAACCGGATAGTTTAAATACTAGACAGAAAAGCTCTTTAGTAAAAATTGGTAAAGCTAAAAAAACCAGTTAAATGAAAAATCTATCTAAAACAGGTTATAAAAAAAACAGCCCTCATAAAGATAGAAGTTATAACATAATACCTAGCGGGGACATCACTATGAAAAATGTGGAGTTTCCCGTTTTAGGTATTGATAATAAAGGTGTTTCAATAGAAATGAAACCAGGGAAAGATTATAGTTTTCCTGGAGATATAGTATTAGAAATACCAATGAAAAAGAAAACAATATACAATAAAATATTTAAAAAATAAATTATGGGACAATATGGTAATCAACCAGACTTTGGAACAATAGTAACAACAGGAGATAAGGTTGGCTCAGATCCTTTTCCGCCATCCGCAATTTATGTTGGCAAATCATTAGCCGCAGGAGGGGTAACTATTGAAGTATTGCCGGCTGGGCAGGAAGATAAAGTCGCAATAACAGGCATACAGGATGGAACGTTCTTACCGATTGTTGTAACACAGTTGATAAATGTTTCAAATATTTTAGCGGACAACGTATTATTTTATCGATAATAAAAATAACCAAAATTAAAATTAAATTAAATCAAATGGAAAACAAAATTACGGATCAACAGTTAAAAACTATTGTGGATCAACAAAAAGAAATGAATGCTTTATTAAATAACATTGGATTATTAGAATCACAAAAGCATGGTTATTTGCACCAGATTGCTGAGGTTAATAAAAAGGTGGAAGAATTCAAACTAGTATTGCAAAAAGAGTACGGTGATATAAATATAAACATCCAAGATGGTACATATACCTTTATATCTAAACTTGAAAAAGTTGAATAATGGAATATGTATATAGAAAAATAAGTATAGGTCCGGATTATAAGAATGAAGCAATGCATTATTCTGTTGGGCAACAAGTGTATGGTGGCCACGAGATTACTCATATATTAAAAAGAGAAGACAGGTCTTGCATAATATACATAAAGAGCGGCGATGAAGTTAAACCATGGAAAGAGTTTTACCCGACTATGGCGATTGCCCTTGAATTTGATTTAGAATATTAATGAGAAGTATATTTAGTTTTATAGTTAAGCCAGTAGGTGATAGATATAACAATAAAATTAAGGTTGCAGATAAAGAGCTAATACTAAATACAAAGATTGAAAGTTTTAAATCTGTAAATAATTTTGCAGAAGTGGTAGCAACTCCTTTGGCTTATTCAACCGATATTAAAGTTGGAGATATAATCGTAATTCACCATAATGTTTTTAGGGTGTTTTACGATATAAGAGGTAATAAGAAGAATAGTAGATCATATTTTAAAGATGATTTATATTTCTGTGAACTAGATCAGATTTATTTATATAAGAATACGGATAAATGGAAAGCATTTGGAGACAGATGTTTTGTTAAACCGATTAAGAATAAAGACTATTTAAGTGTAGATAAAGAGCAAAAGCTTATTGGTATACTTAAATATGGAAATAGCTCCTTAGAAGCGCTTAAAATAAACGAGGGAGACCTTGTTGGATATACTCCTTATGGGGAGTTTGACTTTGTTATTGATGGGCAAAGACTTTATTGTATGAAATCTAATGATATTGTAATTAAATATGAATATAAAGGAAACGAAACAGAATATAATCCAAGCTGGGCACAAGGCAGTCCTTGAATTAATTAAGGTTGCTGAAGAAGCTATTCTTAATAATGGCGATGATGACTTATCAGCCGACAAATTAAAGAATGCCGCGGCCACAAAGAAGTTGGCTATATTCGATGCTTTTGAAATCCTAAGTAGGATACAAGACGAAACCCGTATGCTAGAAGAAGAGGACAAAGATACTACGGTAGTGAAATTTAAAGGTTTTGCAGAAGGGAGATCCAAATAATGTACGAACAAACACTTTATAAGATATTACCAAACCATATAAAGCCATCTGTAATCAAGCAACAAAATCGCTACAATAGATGGAAATATGGGTATAACAAAGAGCATGATGTAATTGTTATAAGCAAAACAGGTAAGATTGGCGAAATATACGAGATACAGAATTTAAAGATAGCTTTACCATTAATTGACAATTCATTCAAGAGAAGCCTTAAGAAAGAAGAGCAGTATTGGGAGCAGCTAAGCATACCAAAAGAACTTGAAAAAATAAAGAGCGTATTTGATTGGAATAAATACCCGGACAGTTTTAAGGAAAAATGGTATGATTATATTGACAACGAATTTAAATATAGAGACGAAGGTTTTTCGTTTTATAACAATGGCGTAGCCACCTATATAACAGGAACACATTATATGTACCTGCAATGGAGTAAGATTGACGTAGGTGCACCAGATTTTAGGGAATCGAATAGATTGTTCTTTATATTTTGGGAGGCTTGCAAAGCAGATACTAGATGTTACGGTATGTGTTATTTGAAAAATAGACGTTCTGGTTTCTCTTTTATGTCATCTGCCGAATTAGTTAACCAAGGTACAATATCAAGTGATGCAAGATTTGGTATTTTATCAAAGTCTGGAGCAGATGCTAAAACGATGTTTACCGATAAGGTTGTTCCAATATCCCTTAATTATCCATTCTTTTTCAAACCAATTCAAGATGGTATGGATAGACCGAAAACCGAGTTAGCTTATAGGGTTCCTGCATCTAAGTTCACAAGAAAGAAATTAGACAACCACGAAAACCTAGAGGAACTTGATGGTCTTGACACTACAATAGATTGGAAGAACACGGGGGATAACTCTTATGATGGTGAAAAACTTAAATTACTAGTTCACGATGAAAGCGGTAAATGGTTAAAACCTGATAATATATTAAACAACTGGAGGGTTACTAAAACTTGTTTAAGATTAGGAAGCAGAATTATTGGTAAGTGTATGATGGGTTCAACGTCAAATGCTTTAGATAAAGGAGGTGACAATTTTAAAAAGTTATATTATGCTTCAGACGTTACGAAAAGAAACCGCAACGGACAGACTAATTCAGGATTATATAGTTTGTTCATACCTATGGAATGGTCCTACGAGGGATTCATTGATACTTATGGCATACCTGTCTTCGATACTCCAAAAACACCAGTCAAAGGGATCGACGGGAACGAAATAGATTATGGGGTTATTGAGCACTGGCAAAACGAAGTTGATGGTTTAAAAACGGATTCCGACGGGCTAAACGAATATTACCGACAGTTTCCAAGAACAGAACAGCACGCATTCAGGGATGAAACAAAACAATCGTTGTTTAATCTTACGAAGATATACGAGCAAATAGATTACAATAATGATTTAAGGAATACAAATATATTAACTAGAGGTAATTTCCAATGGGAAGGAGGCATTCAAGATTCTAGGGTTATGTTCTACCCTAATAAAGAAGGTAGATTCTTAATATCATGGATTCCACCGCATCATTTACAAAACAATATTATACTCAAGAACGGCTTAAAGTATCCGGGTAATGAATATATTGGAGCATTCGGGTGTGACCCTTATGATATATCTGGAACAACAGATGGGAAGGGATCTAAAGGTGCGCTACATGGGCTGACTAAATTTTCAATGGATGATGCTCCCTCAAATACATTTTTCTTGCAGTATATATCCAGACCTCAAACGGCTGAGATATTCTTTGAAGATGTATTAATGGCTTGCGTATTTTACGGAATGCCTATATTAGCAGAGAATAACAAACCAAGGTTACTATATTATTTTAAAAGAAGGGGTTATAGAGGGTTCTCAATGAACCGACCGGACAGAGTATTTAATAAATTATCTACAACAGAAAGAGAGATTGGTGGAATACCTAACTCATCGCAAGATATAATACAAGCACACGCTGCCGCTATAGAAACGTATATAGAGGAACACGTTGGTTTATTAGATACAGGTTATGGAACTATGTACTTTCAAGACACCTTAGAAGACTGGGCAAGATTTGATTTAAATAAAAGAACAAGCCATGATGCTTCTATCAGTTCAGGATTGGCTATTATGGCATGCAATAAAAATAAATATATACCTACTCAAAAAAAAGAAATAATATCCGTGCCTTTAGGGTTTAGAAAATACAATAACGAAGGGACCACGTCAAAAATTATTAAGTAAATGAATATATACACAAATCCAAATAGCGCCTTTCCTAGTCAGGTAGTTGATGATGATACTAAAGCTTCAGAAGAATACGGGCTTCAAGTATCTCGCGCAATAGAACAGGAATGGTTTAATCAAGGGAGGACAAGTGGCAACAAGTATTTAACGCATTGGAATAATTTTAATAGGTTAAGGCTTTACGCTAGAGGAGAACAATCTGTACAGAAATACAAGGATGAATTATCAATAAATGGTGATTTATCTTATTTAAATTTAGACTGGACACCAGTACCTATATTGTCAAAGTTTGTTGATATAGTTGCTAACGGTATTTCCCAAAAGACTTATGACGTAAGAGCATTTGCTCAAGATCCCGATTCGCTAAAAAAGAGAGTTAATTACGCCTCGGCCGTAAAATTTGACATGTTTGCTCAAGCGGATATTCAAGATACTTTACAAATAACTGGGGTTAATATATCCAAATCAAATATCCCCCCAGCGGATTTACCTGCAACACTTGATGAGTTAGAGTTACACATGCAGCTATCCTATAAGCAATCAATAGAGATCGCCGAGGAAGAAGCTATTAACACGGTATTAAAGAATAATAAATACGACCTTACTAGAAAGCGTTTAAACTACGATTTAACAACTATTGGGATTGCCGCAACAAAAACATCGTTTAATAAAGCAGAAGGTATTGTTGTTGATTATGTTGACCCTGCTTATATGGTATACTCATATACAGAAGATCCTAACTTTGAAGATATATATTATGTTGGGGAAGTTAAAGCCATAACAATAGCGGAATTAAAAAAGCAATTTCCAGATATATCAGAAGATGAATTGCTTAAGATCCAGCAAATGCCTGGTAACAGACAATATATTCAAGGATGGGGTAATTATGACGAGAATACCGTACAAGTATTGTATTTTGAGTACAAGACTTATATGAACCAGGTGTTTAAGATAAAGCATAATGAAAATGGGTTAGAAAAGGTAATTGAAAAAACTGATTCTTTTAACCCGCCTCCAAGTGATAACTTCGAAAAAGTGTCAAGAACAATAGAAGTATTATATACAGGCGCTAAAATTATTGGTACAAATATGATGCTTGAATGGAAGTTGTCAAATGATATGACAAGGCCGCAAGCAGATACAACTAGGGTGCGAATGAATTATAATATTGTTGCTCCTAGAATGTATAAAGGTAGAATTGATTCAATTGTCGCTAAATGTATTTCTTTTGCGGATATGATTCAATTGACGCATCTTAAGTTACAACAAGTTATGTCTAAGCTAGTTCCTGATGGGGTATTCTTAGATGTAGATGGATTAATGGAGGTTGACTTAGGGAATGGAACTAAATATAATCCAGCGGAAGCATTAAATATGTATTTCCAAACTGGTAGTATTGTAGGTAGATCATTAACACAAGAAGGCGATTTAAACAGAGGTAAAGTTCCTATTCAGGAATTAACAACATCAAGTGGTCAAGGTAAGATACAGAGTTTAATACAAACTTACCAGTATTACTTGCAAATGATTAGAGATGTTACCGGTCTTAATGAAGCTGTTGACGGAAGTAAGCCAGATGCCAACGCTTTAGTTGGTTTACAAAAGATTGCCGCTAACGCTTCTAATGTAGCTACACGTCATATAAAAGACGCAAGTATTTATTTAACAACAGGTATCTGTGAGAATATATCGTTGAGGATTGCAGATTGTTTAAACAACCCATTGACTGCCAACTCGCTAAAACAAAGTATATCAACTTACAATGTTGAAGTGCTAAAAGAGATGGAGCACCTTAATCTACATGACTTTGGCATCTACTTAGAGATTGAGCCTGATGAAGAAGAAAAACAACAATTAGAACAAAATATACAAGTATCATTGCAAAATGGTGGTATTGATTTAGAAGACGCTATAGATATAAGACAAGTTAAAAACCTTAAGTTAGCAAATCAATTACTGAAATTAAAAAGAAAAAGAAAGCAAGAGAAACTACAAGAGCAACAGTTGGCAAATATTCAAGCACAAGCCGATGCTAATGCTCAGAATGCCGAAAAGGCCGCTATGTTTGAAGTACAAAAGCAACAAGCATTAACGCAAGAAGCAATTAGTGTGGAGCAAGCTAAAACACAATTCAGGATTCAAGAGATGCAAACTGAAGCTCAAATTAAAAAACAACTACTAGCGGAAGAATTTAATTACAATATGCAGCTCGCTCAATTAAAGGTACAGGCTGATATGAGTAAGTTTAACCAATTAGAAGATAGAAAAGACGAAAGAACAAAACTACAAGCCACACAACAATCAGAATTAATAGATCAGCGTAAAAACGATTCTTTACCAAAAGATTTCCAAAATGACGCTGCAAACTTAATGAGTGATTTAGGTGGATTGTTACAAATGGAATAAACCTATTAACCAATTTTATATTATTATATTATGTCACAAGAAGTAAAACAAGAGGGGGATTTTAAATTAAAAACAAAAAAACCTACTGTAAAAAAGTTAAATAAAACAGAGGAACCAATTAAGGTTGATTTAACTGCAAAGCCTGAAGAAATAACGAGAGTAGTAATCCCTAAAGAAGAAACAGATGCCATTCAAGAGCAAACAACAGATGAAAGCGTGTTACGCGATAAACAGCCCGAAGTGGGATTGCAAGAAGTGGTCGAAGGAAACCAAGGGGCCGTTGAAAATGTTATTGAAGAAATCGTTGAGCAAGAAATAAAAAAAGAAATTGAAGATGTAAAGAATGAATTACAGTTTCACGTTCAAGAGCAGGAAAATAACAATATACAATTACCCGACAATATAGAGAAGTTAGTTTCATTTATGCAAGAAACTGGTGGAACTATTGAGGATTATGTAAGATTAAATGCAGATTATTCAAATATAAGTAATGTTGCATTGTTAAAGGAATACTACAAGAGTGCCAAACCGCATTTGGACGCTGAAGAAATCGAGTTTTTGTTAGAGGATAAATTCTTCTTTGATGAGGACATCGACGATGAAAGGGAGATCAAATTAAAGAAATTAGCATTTAAAGAAGAAATTTCAAAAGCAAAAACTTTCTTAGAAGAAGCTAAACAAAAATATTATGCAGAGATCAAGGCGCGCCCTGGAGTTAATGCAGAACAACAAAAAGCTGTTGATTTTTTCAATAGATATAATACCGAGCAAAACAAAGTGGCTCAACAACAAGAGGCGTTTAAAAAACAAACATCTAATCTTTTCAACAACGAATTCAAAGGTTTTGAGTTTAACTTAGGTGAAAAAAAATTTAGATACAATGTTCAGAACCCGTCTCAAGTTGCCGAAACCCAGTCAAATATACAATCCTTTATCGGAAAGTTTCTAGATAAAGAAGGGAATGTAGCAGATGCGCCTGGTTATCACAAAGCTTTGTACTCAGCAATGAATGCTGACAAAATAGCCGCTCATTTTTATGAACAAGGAAAAGCCGATGCTGTTAAACAAGTAGTAAGCAATTCAAAAAATCCTAGTTTGGATGCTCCTAGAGTCGCTAGTGAGCCATTCATCAATGGGCTTAGAGTCAGATCTATAAGCGGCCAAGATTCTTCTAAACTGAAGATTCAAACAAAAAAATTTTAACAATTAAAAATTAAAACACTATGGCAAATGTAACGCCTTCATTCGGTTCAATTAAACCGTCTCAAAAACAGCAAGCATTAGAAACAAACTATTTGAACTTTACAAATGGCACTAATGACTTCGCACAACAATATTTACCAGAAATTTACGAGCAAGAGATTGAGCGTTATGGTAATAGAACTTTATCTGGTTTCTTACGTATGGTAGGAGCTGAGATGCCAATGTCTTCTGATCAAGTAGTTTGGTCTGAGCAAAATAGATTACACATTGCTTACACTAATGTAACTTGTGCTTCTGCTACAACTTTATCTTTTACGGCAGCTAGTACTCCTGGCCCAAACTTTGTACAGAATGTTATTTCTGTTGGACAAACATTAGTAGTAATGAGCCCTTCAACCGGCAAAGAACTTAAGGTTTATGTTACAGCCTCAACTGCGGCAAATGTTACTCCTGCAATTATTACCGTTAAACCATATACTCAGTTAGATTTAACTACTGGTGGTGGTAATGTTGTAAACTTTACTGGAGCAACGGATCTTAAGATTTTCGTTTATGGATCTGAATTTGCTAAAGGCACAACTGATGCTACTTTAAATTCAGTTACTCCTTCATTTACGCAATACAGCAATTCACCTATTATTGTTAAAGAAAGATACCAAATTTCTGGTTCTGATACTGCGCAAATCGGATGGGTTGAAGTCGCTACTGAGGATGGAGCTTCTGGATACTTATGGTACTTGAAAGCAGAATCTGAAACAAGATTACGTTTTGAAGATTACTTAGAAATGTCTGTAATCGAGGGAGAATTAGTTTCTGGGGCATCTACTTTGTTAAGTGGCAATAACATTAAAGGTACTCAAGGTCTTTTCTCTGCTGTTAGAGAAAGAGGTAATGTTGTAAACAACTTCTCTGCTGCTTCAGGTATTAATGACTTTGATTCAATCTTGAAAAACTTGGATACTCAAGGAGCTATTGAGGAGAACATGCTATTCTTAAACCGTGCTACTTCATTGGAGTTTGACGATATGCTAGCTTCTTTATCTTCTGGCGCTGCTGGAGGTGTTGCTTACGGTTTATTTGAAAACTCTGAGCAAATGGCATTGAACTTAGGTTTCTCTGGTTTCAGAAGAGGATCTTATGATTTCTACAAAACTGATTGGAAATACTTGAATGATGCATCTACTCGTGGAGGTATGGCTACTACATCTATTGATGGGTTGCTTGTTCCGGCTGGTACATCGACTGTATATGACCAACAATTAGGTACAAATATCCGTAGACCATTCTTACACGTTCGTTATAGAGCTAACCAAGCTGACGATAGAAGAATGAAATCTTGGATCACTGGATCTGTTGGAGGTGCTTATACTTCTGATCTTGATGCA